CGTCAGGCGTTATCGGTTGGGTGGGTCGGATGGCCCGGACATCACCGAGGACGTCCTGCACATCCGGTATAAGTCCACGACGGACGGGGCCAGAGGTGTCGGTGCGCTGGAGGTGGCCGGGGGCAGGATGCTCACCGCCGGGTTGCTGGCGAAGTACACCCGGGACGTCGTCGCCTCCGGTGGAATCACCCTCCAGACGATCGACGTGGAGCAGAGCCTGACGCACGATGAGGCCACCGACCTCCAGACGCAGTATCTGTCTCAGAAGGTCGAGGCTCCCGCAGCGCCGGCGGTCATGGACGGAGGGGCCAAGCTCGTCGACCACCAGGGGATCCCCCCGAAAGACCTGACGATGCTGGAGATCGCGCAGTTCAACGAGTCCCGTATCGCCGTGCTCCTCGGCGTCCCCCCGTTCCTCGTCGGGCTCCCGTCTGGATCGGATTCGATGACCTACTCGAACGTCACGATGCTCTTCGACTTTCACGATCGCCAGATGCTTAGGCCGATGGACATCCATGTCATGCGCGCCCTGTCCTACTGGGCGCTCCCGAGAGGGCAGTCGGTCGAGCTCAACCACGACGAATACACCCGCCCGTCCTTCGAGCAGCGTGCCGACGCCTACCCGAAGCTCATCACGGCCGGCGTCCTTACGGCCGAGGAGGCCCGGATGTACGAGCGGTTCCAGGGCGTGACGCCGGAAGGCGCGGACGAGGACACGACGATGAGCGTCATCACTGGAGGCGAGTAGATGCCGTGGCACGACTGCGATACAGGACGCCGCTCAGCGGTGAGCCGAATCGTCCGGGGCATCCGCTGGGGACACATAGGAGGTGAGTCTCACGCCGTGGCACATTGAAAAGCGTGAAGACGAGTGGTGCGTGATCAAGAACGACGACGGCAAGAGCGCGGGCTGTCACGACTCCGAGGACAAGGCGAAAGCTCAGATGGCCGCGCTCTACGCGAACGAGCGGAGTGATATGGCCGGGGTCGAGGTCCGTGCTTCGGTGATCACCGAGGTGGATGCACGCCAGCGGTTGATCGACCTCGTAGCGGTCCCTTGGAACGAGGAAGGCGAGGTGATGTGGCGAGGGGAGCCTTGGAGGGAGGTCTTCATTCGCGGTGCGTTCGACGGCATCGAGAGTCACGCGGGAAGAGTCCCCGTCAACCACGAACACGTCCGCGGTCAGACGGTGGGCAAGGTCGTGAAGTTCACCAACGCCGACGCCGGCCTGCTGAGTACGGTGAAGGTAGGGAAGACGTTCCTCGGCGACGATATGCTCAACCTCGCCGAGGACGACATGGTCTCGGCCTCGATCGGCTTCCGGGTGGCGAAGCCATCCGATGTAGTGACCAACAAACGAACCCGTCTGCGGCAGGTCAAGCGTGCCTTCATCGACCATGTCGCGTTGACGGAATCCCCCGTATATGCGGGAGCCCAGGTGCTCGCGGTTCGAGCGGAATCGTCGGGGCTCCAGGTGGTCGAGCAAGAGCCTCTGCCATCTACGCCAGCACTCGATGAGTTCAGGGACGACGAGGTCCTTGCCTGGGCGAGGCAACGGCTGGAACAGCGTCCGTAAGCCAGAAAGGAGAAGGACCCATGCCCGACTCACGGGCTAACGACGCCATGATCCGGCGTCTGGAGAAGGAACTGGAGGAGCGGAACTCCGCGGCGAACGGCATCATCGCCAACGCCGAGGACGCCTCCAGGGATCTGAACGACCCCGAGAAGGAGACCCTCGGCGGGCTGAAGACGCGGATGGGCGAGATCCAGGAGCAGCTGACGCAGCTCGAAGGGTTCTCCGAGGAGGCCGCCAAGGTCGCCACGCGGATGAAGCAGCTTGACCAGGCGTTCACCACGGCTCGCCGTGTGGGGGCTGGGGAGGTCGAGTACCGATCGGCCGGGGAGTATGTGCTCGATCAATACAACGCCTCCCAAGGTGACCGTTCCGCCGCCGAGCGAATCGAGCTCTATATCCGGGCAGCGGCACACCAGAAGACCTCGGACAATGCCGGGCTCATCCCGACGCCGATCCTGGACGGTGTGATCAACTTCATCGACGCTGCTCGTCCGCTGGTCGGGCTCCTCGGACCCAAGCCGATGCCGGCCGCTACATGGTTCCGGCCGCTGGTCACGCAGGGGACGTCCGTGGCGGTGCAGGGGTCGGCGGGCGCGGCAGCGGATGAGAAGGCCGAGCTCGTCAGCCAGAAGATGACGATCTCCAAGCTCACGGCGAACGCGGTGACCTACGGCGGGTACGTCAACGTCTCGCGGCAGAACATCGACTTCTCAGCGCCGGGGATCATGGACACGATCATCAACGACCTCGCAGCCCGGTACGCCGTGCAGACGGAAGCAGCGCTCGGGACCAACCTGGACGCCTCCACGTCCACGAACGTCGGCTACGGTGCTTCCCCGACCGCAGCGACGATCCGGGCGGCACTCTGGACCGCGGCGTCCACGGTCTACACCGCGACCGCAGGGCTGGGTCGGGTCGTCCTGGCGCTCTCGCCCGGACGCCTCCCGGTGTTCGGACCGCTGTTCGCCCCGATCGTGAGCGTCGCCCAGACCGGAGACGGTCTGTCCGCGGGCGACTTCTCGCAGGGACTCATCGGTGCGGTTGCCGGGATCCCGACCTACATGAGCGCCGGCCTCGGGACGAACAAGGCGTTCCTGTTCTCGACCGCTGCCGTGGAGGTCTACGAGCAGCGCGTAGGGACGCTGCAGGTCACGGAGCCGTCGGTGCTCGGAGTCCAGGTCGCATACGCGGGCTACTTCACGCCGCTGCGCCTCGTGGACAACGGCGTCATCGAGCTCACCGCAACGTAAGCAGACGAGTCTGGTGTGCGGGTGGGGTAGCAGAGGCTAAGCCTATATGCCGCTGGGTCGCTCCCAGCTGTCGGCCCCACTCGCACCCCGGGAAGGAGAGAAGCATGGCCGAAGAGCTGAAGGTGACGGCGGACCCTACGCCATCACCGACACCAGAAGAGGCGGCGCGCCTCCGACTGCAACTCGAGCGCGACCTCGCTATGTGGGAGGGCGCCGGGAACGACGATCTGGTCAAGGCCGTGAAGGCGAAGCTGAAGGATCTCCCCGCGCCGCAGGTGGTCGAGGAGCCCGAGGGCGTGTCTGACACCGGGACCGGGAAGTACGAGGACCGGACCGTCGCGCAACTCAAGGCGCTCGCCGAGAGTAAGGGTCTCCCGGTCTCGGGCACCAAGGATGACCTGATCGCAACCCTCAGGGAGGGCTAATGGCAACCACGATCTTCCGCAGAGACCATCTCCTCCGCCGGATCCTCAACCCGGGGACGACGGCGACCGACTACCTCGGCCGTCTAACCACGTCGACCCTCGACTCGAGCGGTCGAGCGCTGGTGGCGATCGACTGGCCCGGCGCGGTTGCGAACACGCTCGGGCAGCTCGTCGACATCCCGGCGACGAGGATCGTCTACCGTTGCACGGTCGCCGGCACGTCCGCGGCAGGCGATCCGACCGCTCCGGGGGTTGGGAACACCGTCGTAAGCGGGACTACGACGTGGCTCCAGTTGACGTCGGCGGGCACCTAACCTAGATGGCCGGACCGTTCGCTACCGCAACGGAGGTCTGCGAGTGGAGCAACATGGCCGTCCCGAACGACCTCTCGCGCCTCCAGTCGCTGGCTTCGTCGGCGTCGGCGGTGATCCGCGCCTACTGCGACCAGACGCTTTCCCGAGTGGTGGATGACGTCATCACCGTCTACCCGACGGCGTCGTCGTTCCTGAGCCTTCCTGAAAGGCCAGTGACGGCGGTCACGCAGGTTCTGGTGGGCGGGGTGGCGACGACGAACTACTACATCGTCCCTCGGGGGTTACGGTCGGGCACCGTGGCGTCCTCCGGTTCGGCGTGGACGAGCGGGGCGACGGTGACGTATACCCACGGCTGGGCGGAAACCTCGGATGCGTTCCAGGCGATCAAGGCCGTCTGCATCGAGATGGTGAAGCGCGCTTATACGGCGGATGAATCGGGGCAGGCCCTCTCACAAGGAGGGTTCCCGGTCGAGACGGCCGGCTTCCCTACGACCCTGTTCCTGACCCAGGACAACAAACTGACCCTTCAACCGTTCATGCGGGGGCCGGTCAGATAGCGATGGTGGCGGTCTACAAGGATCGCCATGAAGTAGGAGGAGGATAGATGGCAACGTACACGGTTCAAACCGTCACAGAGGCGGGGGTCGTCCCGACCTACACCGCGGTGACTGCGAACGACACGTTCACTCCGAACGCCGCGGATCTGGATAAGCCGCACTTCCTGCACGTCAAGAATGCAGGAGGCTCCCCGGACACGGTCGTGGTCGACGACGCGACCAGCCTGTCGA